AGCGGTTGAAGAAAGCCTGTAGCATCTGCTGCGGTATCCGCCTGTCGTACCCCGTCATATCCGTGCTGATCACCTTCGTGGCTCTGGCGTAGTCTTTCAACACCTCTGCCCGCACTGGGCCAGCCATGTCTTCTCCCACGGCGTACCCGTCCAGTGCGTTCCAGGAGATGTCAGACTCACGCATCAACGCTAGCCACATCAGCTTCATTTCCATGCTTGGTGCTTGGATTGAACGAAAGCCGTTTTGGACCTTCTTCAGCTTGTACCGGTCTTTTTTCGGTTGCACCCGCCAGACACGCAGGTTGAACAGGGCTAGCTCCACTTCCTTGGTTAGCAGGTCAGGATCTCCTTCGGTCAGGTAGTTGAACAGAGCGTGCATCCTTGCAGCCAAGATGGCGATGCCGCCTTCCAAACCCGCTTCCCCACCGAGATCTTTCAAAGCCTCCAAGTGCGTACCCTTGCCACCCCGCCCAGTTTGGCCTGCTGACTTATCCGGGCTCTCTTCAGCCAGGAACGTGACCAGTTGCTTCCAGCCTTCTGCTCCAGGGTTGACAAAAGGGCGTGCTGTGTCGAGCTCCTGCTCCACCACTGTCGCCCATGCACTGTGGAAAGTGACAAGGTCAACCACGCAGTTAGCTGTGTCAGCAAACTTGTGCACTTCAAGCATCAGGTCATCCGGCCCGCCAGCTCCGTAGACATAGGAGTGCCGCACCGACATTAGATCAACATCCGTTGTCGTGTACTCCTCTCTTGGCAGCTTGACGAGCCTTGCGTCTGCGTGTCTTTTACCAACCGTATATGGCAACTTCATCAGGTGGCCCTGCTTGTGTGCTATCAACGGTTTGGTTGGCGCCGCTTGTGGTTTCTGCATGATCGTATATGCCGCCAGCTCGACATGCCCACCGTTAAGGCCTTGCTCCGTAAAAAGGTGTCCCGCCAGTAGGCCGCTAGCCGTGTACACCGGCGCTCTGCAGAACCCAGCTGCTGTAACTGCGTCGTAGTGCACGGTGGTCGCACCCACCTTCTTAAGACTCCCAACGGAAACGAGGAACTTCTTCTTTCCCACGTCGTAGTAGATCAGCGTGATTGGATCACCTGCTTGTACTCCAGCGGAGCATACCACGCGTGGTGCAACCTCCTTGAAGGCAGCGGCGTAGGAAGGGTCATTGGGCGCGACTCCTTTGACCACAATCCCAAGACGATCATCGTCCTCCACATAGTAACGCAAGGTGTGTACTTCCAACAACACAGGCTCGGGTCTCCAGTAGCAGTGCACAAGCAACTGCTGCTTCGGTTTGAGGTGGTCACCCATCTCTCCCAATTGGTGGTGTCTCTGTACCACCAACACCAGTGCGTCGTTTTCCCGGTATGCGTAACCTTGCGCTCCTACCCCTCCTATCTCGGTGTAGACTGCCGCTGGCATCAGTGTTGTTTTACCCGGTATGGGTCCTTCCTTCACTTTGACAGCGCGTCTCTTGGGTGCCTTTGGCAACTGCGGCCCCTCAGCCGCTTTACCCTTGGCAGTGGAGTAAGGTGCTGCCTCCTTCAGGAATTGCAGCGTCCGTTCCTTGTTTTCCACCATCAAGTTAACCACCTCACCGACATTGAAGGGGCGCGGTCTGTCAATGACCGAGTGTCGCAATGGCATCCCGACGGGAGCTTGACCACAAAATGCCGAGTCCGCCGCACTGATTAGCATAGCAACACGTCGTTGCTCCTCCGTCAGCGCCGCGGGACCACCCGGCCCAGCTGCACCCCCTTCCCGACAGCGGGGCATAGGGCAGATGTTTTCGTAGTCCTCGAAATCAGCTTGTTCGTCAGCATCGAGTTCGTCGTCCGCCCAGCTGTCCAGATGGTGCAGGACTGTTGGCGCCGTAAGGCGCTCCATCACTCGCGCACCAGCTGGCCACAGCACGGCGCCGAAACGCCCAACAGGCGCTTCCCCCATGTTGACCAACCTTCTTTCAGCTCCCCTCAGGAAACCTCGCACTTGGCGCATGTTCATCCCAGCAAGAGTGTCGTCATCGTAACCCATGACCGCACGAACTTGTTCATAGAACATCTCTTGTGTGCGGCCTTCAGTGACCATGCCCGCATCCTGCATGTACGCATTCATGATAACTTCATCCATGCG